TGCTCTGCGCACGGTGTCGGGGCTGGGCAGCTTCCTAGCGGGGCAGGTAGTGGCCGACCTTAAGAACGACCGCTACCTTGTAGACGTCCCCGACTGGCACACCTTTGCCGTGATGGGGCCGGGCAGCAAGAAGGGGCTTGACTTTATCTTCGGGCCTGGGACTACGGAGAAAACATTCACCGCACGTCTTGACTTGCTACAGAAAGTCACAAGTGGTAAAATACCTGTACTACATGCGCAGGACTTGCAGAACACACTTTGCGAGTTCAGCAAGTATGTACGCTACATGGATAACCTTCCAGGACGCCGGAGACCGTATCATGCTAACAATTGACACGCGCAACGTAAACGACGCATTCCCACGGCTGTGCGACATACTGATGCATAACAGCCTTAGCCGCGAGGGCGACTCCCGGAACGGTAAGGTGCGGGCCATTGACGGCCCTATGATGATCAAGTTTCGCAGTCCCTGCGAGCGGGTGCTGTTCGCCGAAGACCGTAACGCTAACCCCTTCTTCCACCTGTTCGAAGCTATCTGGATGTTAGCGGGTAGTAACGAGGTTGGGTTCGTATCTCAGTTCAACAAGCAAATGGTGAGCTACAGTGATGACGGAGAGACCTTCAATGCCGCCTATGGTCATAGATGGCGTAGACACTTCGGACACGATCAAATTGCTCGAAGCATTGGGATGCTCAGAGCTAACCCAAATGATCGCCGAGTTGTCATTACTCAATGGGATCCAAGAGCAGATCTGGGTGCTGAGAGTTTGGACATCCCCTGCAACCAACAAATTATGCCACGAATGCGTGAGGGTAAGCTAGACTTCCTCACCACCAACCGTAGCAACGATCTGGTGTGGGGGTTGTGCGGGGCCAATGCCGTGCATCTAACTGTACTGATGGAGGTCATGGCCTTTGCCATCGGCGTGCCGGTTGGCAACTGGGTTCACGTGTCCAACAACCTGCACCTGTACGAGCATCACTGGGACTTAGCCAAGCACATCAAACCCCACCAGCACTGGCGGCAGTACCAAGGAACTCAGCCCCTACTGGTAGCAGGCGAGACCTACGAGCTGTTTATTGAGGACTGCGAGGCATTTATTACCGGGCAGGACGACGACTTTAAGACAGCCTTTTTCGACGGCACCGTAGCCCCCATGATCCAAGGGTGGCACAAGTGGCGGCGCGATGGCGACCTACAGGGGGCGCTATATGACTGCTCCTGCATCGAAGCAAACGACTGGCGCATTGCCAGCACCCAATGGCTTAAGAGGAAGGTAAAATGAACTACGAACTATTCCACAGCACGCTGAACCGCACCCGCCTAGCCACGACCCATGGCGAGGTAGAGGCTTGTGTCTCGGTACTGTACTCTTTAACCGACCACGGTGGCTCAGCAGACCGCATTACTGCCGAGGAGGCGATCATGACCGCCCGCCGCCGCGTGGGGGCACTGCCCCCGGTAGCCCCCCGCGCCAACGCCAGCCAAGTGGGGGGCGGCCACTACAAGGCGCACATCCAGCACTGGGACTTCGTCATAGCCAACGACCTAGGCTACTTCGAAGGGCAGATCACCAAGTACATCACCCGCTGGCGCAAGAAGAACGGGGTGCAGGATTTACTCAAGGCGCGCCACTTCCTTGATAAGCTGATTGAAGTAGCAGAAGCTGAGGGCGAGCCTACCAGCGCCTATGTGAATCAGTAATGGTTATCTGCCCACTGCCCGGCCTAGAAGTTGACGCCCTTGTTGTGACGTCTGACAACGTACAACTCGGCTGGGGCTACGCCAACGGCCACCCCCTCAGCGAGGAAGCCCTACGCTGGGTGGGTTGGTACTTGTACCTAGAGATAGTGGAGGCGCTATGATCTACGCACTTATCGTACTGAGCTGTGTCTACGGGGAGCAAACCTGCGAGTATCGTAAAACATACTTTCAGACTGAAGCTGAGTGCGGCAGGCATGCTCAGCAGCTAGGGGATCGCCTAGCTGCTGAGAAGCCTAAGTCCAAGGTGACCTACTTCTGCTACGCCCAAGAGCCTACTGCTTAGGGGAGTTCTTAGCCCGGCCATAGTTAGCCGCTACCACATCTACGATCGTGGCTAGCGGCTTTACTTTGGACACAAGCTCTGGAGTCCCAAAGATAGCAACTAGGTGACTGATCAAATACATCACCACCGGCAAAACCTCTACTGCGTCTACAATTGTCATTTGCGCCCCTCATGTTCTAGTGAATAGTGATTGCCGTCCTTGAAGCGCCCGCCCCAAGTACCGCCGATGGATTCCCAATACTCCCCTAGGGGGCGGTGATCTTCGGTGCTCTGTAAGAACACTCCATCTTTGAACAGGTTGTAGTCTTGAGCTAGCCGTAGTTTGTGGCAGCTTGATGCCGCACCATACCCCAGCTTGACCCCTACCCCGCCATGCAGACGCGGGTCACGGTAGGCGTCCCCAAGGGTTAGCTCGTACCCTTGCTCGTTTGCCCACACGGTCAGCTTTGCTAGCATACGAGTGAGCTTTTGTTGCTTATCACTTAGAGCGGACATTCGGAATCTCCCTGCCTAGTTTTTCGTGCTCCAACCATGAAAGCCGTCTGTCCATGTCGATAAACGACCTGCCCTGAGCTTCCAGCCCCTGTATCTCGGACACTACCCACCACTGCACGGCGGGGAACATCACCACAGCAACGAAGGTCAGGCACTTACTAAATCCAGACCACCATGTGATCTTATTGTGGGCCGTTATAAGCGAAGCCTCAAGCCCCTTTAGTTCTGAGAATGCCCGGTCTACGCTGGCCCTAGTGGCGTTGTGCTGCTCTGTCAGCGTCACCACTGCGATTTGCAGGGAAACCATAAAGTCCATCTTAGCGCTGAGAGAGGTTTGAAAAGAGTCCATGCTTTTATGCAGACACTCTATCTCTGACCTTAGCTGCATCAAGGTGGTGGTCACTCCCTACTGCCCCTGAGGGTACGGCGGATACGGCGGATACCCCGGTTGCGGGGGGGTGGCGGGCTGAGGAGGCTGCCCGCCGCGCTGAGCCTCGTACTCCTCGCGAGTTGGGGGCTGTGCCCCCTCAGCGATGGCAATCTGCACCGCTTGTTGGTAGCCGCCATCCCCGATAGCTTGCAGCCCCTGTGAAGGAGACCCCCGCAAAGCCTGTGCGATCCGCTGTAGCATTTCATCTTGCATTTTAAGCTCCTAGCGCTTTGCGCTGCGTTAAATGTTGGGGGCCAGTACCCTACCGCCTACCTGCTTTGCGCCCAGCAGCGCGTAAAACTAGGGGGCTGCCGGGGGCTTTTTGCTTACCGTTACCGTTACGCCGTGTGGCTGTACAGTCGTAGTGCCTCCACCGTCAGAACTAACGTCTACCCTAATGAGTGTACAGGCAGTAATTAGTGCAGCGCTGAGCGCTACGGCTCCAAGCAGTAGATAGGTCATACTAGCCGAACCTTTACCGCACCAGCGGTTTGGTAAATGCCTCCGACGGGGATGCCCGCTGCTGCCGCCGCCGCATCATTCGTGTAGCTGGTATTCAAAGTGATGAGGACAACACTGTCATTGGCGGTGATCTTAAACGGCACACCGATCGGCGCACCAGCGTTACCGCGAGTGATGCTGAAAGTGCCGTCATTGTTCTGGAGAAGCGTGAAGTTCTGAGAGGCTGTGCCGGACTGCCCAACTTGGACATTATCTGATTTGATTGTCATGCCCTACTCCCACGACACGTTGACTTGACCGGCATCAAAGATATCCGTGCCGTTTACGGTTGTTAGGCGGACGGTACTGAGCACGGCAGCGAGTGTTTTAGCCCCTCCGATAACTGTGCCTACGTTGGCCGCTGCGCATACAACGCCTGACGCGACCCATGTAGTACCATTGACTAACGCTAATACTGCCTGCCCGCTAAGCAGGGAGGTTGCTACGACGTTAGTGTTTACCAACAGCCCGTTAATGTTCGTGCTCGCCGAATTACCACTCGATGCACCACCAGTGTATCCTGTGACTTCACCATTCAACTGCAAGATATACTGGCTTGTACCATTCGTACTAACCCCCTCCAGTATAACTGTAACGCGTTTAGCCCAAGCAGGGATTGCAAAGTCTTTGAAAGTTCCAGAAGTTGTAGCTTGAGCAGCACCAAGAGTAATCTTGCTCTGGCCCATAACTACAAGATCATTACCGCTAACACCCGGAGCACCGGCTTCAACTACGCCTGTCTGCTTAACCTTTAAACCATCCAGACCATTAGTCTGGATTACCACCTGAGTGGCTTCTGTTCTAATACCACTCATTATTCATACCCCTCTACGAGTACGTTTACAGAGCCGGCGTCGAATGTGTCAGTGCCGTTTACTGTTGTTAGGCGCAGAGTTGTGGGTACGTCGGAGAGAGTTTTGCTGCCGCCGACAACAGCGCCGAAGTTTGCAGAAGAGTGATTGAATGTCCCAGCACCGGCCCACACTAGTGACGACACTTGAGCCAGTGTTAGAACCCCACTAAGGAAGCTTGCTGCGGCGACTACCTGAGTCAAAATGAACCCCGATACACTCTGTACTGTTGTACCTGACTGCGATACACCGGCTTGGTAGCCGGTCGTTTCCCCGTTAAGTTGTACAAGAAAGTTGCTTGTTCCAGACCCACTCACCCCATTCAGCATCACCGTGATCTTCTTAGCCCAAGCTGGGATAGTAAAGTCAACGAGGACGCCGGACGTGGTAGCCTGAGCAGTAAGCAACTGCATCTTCTGCACGCCTACAGTCTGACCTGCTTTTAAATCAGCAACGACAATAGTCCCGTCTTTAATCAGATCGACACCATCGGTGCCGGATATAGTTGTTGTCATACGACACTCCAAGTGCTACCAGTCGGCACTGTCACAGTGACGCCTGTGTTAATGGTTATAGGGCCAGCACTCATGGCGTTCTTACCGGCTGTTATTGTGTAGTTGGAGGCTATCACCTGACTGTTCTCGTAGAACGCACCCAGCACCGCACCGCCACCAAGGGCTCCCCACAGGCCGCCAGAGTAACCTTCGTAGCCCGGAGTGTCGGTATTGTAGCGGATCATGCCTGTTGTCGGGGAGGCTGGGCGTTGAGCGGTTGTGCCGTTTGGCAGGCGAATGTTGCCTGAGCCTCCAAACTCCCAAGACCCAGATGCTAAGTCCCACGTCGCAGTGTTGCGGAGCGTACCATTCGCGGGGTTGTAGCTGCGGAAGTACGTCTTATCATCTGGGTGGGTTACTTCAATGTTGCACCAGTCAAACCCGAGCTGCTTGGCGTTTAGCCCTGAGTAGCCAGCCGTCACAGGACTTAGCACCGTACTGTACTTTGGGGCTGTACCTGTCAGCGTCGAGGTCCCTGTGAACTGGGGGCTGGCAGTCTTAACCACCTGCACCCACCCGGCGTCTTGGCGGCCATAGGCCAGCCCGTTGATTGGAGCCTCCCCGATGCCCCCTGCCGCGCCGATGTTGAAGTTAGTGCCTCCGAAGCTGATGATAGCTGCGTTGGCTGTGTTCAGGCCGGTGCAGGTCTTAGTAGCAATTATCTCGGCGATCAGCGTTGCGTCGCTCAGGAATGGGCTGGTGTTGATCTTGCTGCGATCAACCACAAGGCGTGTCAATGCTTGGTCAACACTCGAGTACACGAACTGCCCATACATCCAGATATACTGACCGTAGAGATAGTAAAGGCGGTGGATTGTGCAGTCGCCATTCGCTGGAAGCGGGGTAACTACCCCAGCACCGTTCGGGTCATAGTTGGCGACAGGGGCTGTTACAGTCGGAGTCCCTAGTACGTTCTGGTCAGCTAAGGTGCGGAACAGTAGTGAGGTCTGCCCACCCAGCATTAGGGCGTTGGGGCCGTCTACTGTACTGGAACTAGCTCCGGGGGAGAAGATCTGACCCGCCGTTATATCCATCTGCAGGGGGGAGACGCCGTTAGCTGTGACCTCTCCCCCAGCCACTAACTGATTGGATAGAATGTAGGAGGCGTCCGACCCAGTATATCCATCGTCACCAAATATGGCAGGGCGGGTGATGGCTGCGTTGGCTACCCCTGTCAAGTGCTCTACTGCGCCGATAAGCACCACACCGCGACAGGTGGAGGTGCTTACACGACCAGAATACTGGACGATTGCGCCGGCTGAGTTCACCCCCAAAGTGGTGCTGAACGCGGAGCTAACGAAGGTCAATGTCACGGTCTGCGCCAACCAAGATACAGCGACCGCATTGGCGTCTCCATCTTGCCCAGGAGGCATGATCCAAGCTGAGCCAGCCGGAATATTTACCGAGGTTGGGCCAGCAACGGTGATGCTTGGGTACACCCCGCTAGCTGGACGCTCCCACCCGGTCACAGACGCTTGCAGCAGTGCAGTGCCAGCCCCAGACGCTACGGCGCTGAGCATGACAAACGCAGACCCAGTGTAGGTAGCTAAGATATACGCCCCGGCAGCGATTGCCCCGGCACCCAGCGCAGCCCCATCTGGAGCCAGCAACGACCTAGCGCCGATGGCATTGTAGTTCAGCGTCATCGGGCCGGTGTTGTTGGCTGGGGCGAACAGGCTGACGATAGCGCCCGCCACATAGGTGCTCGCCTGTCCGACAAGTGTGCCTACAAGGTTGTCTACCCCACCAGTGACGTTTACGCGAGTATTGCGCCCGTCTTGACTCATGCCGAGTGTGGCGTACTGATTGCGGAGCGTTGGGTCGCTGACCCCGGTGTGATGGTATCCGCCCATCGGGAGGTTAGAGACGGGGGTGGTCTGTCCATCAGCAGTAAGACTGTCTGTTAGTGCGGAGGCTAGATCGTTGAGGGTGTTATTGGCCCAAGTGGACTCAATCACCGTGCCCGGAACTACCGGGTTTCCTGCTGGGAGATCATACTCACCGTTTCCGTTACGTGGCATCTTAATCTCTCCCGCGATTTATCTGTAGTGGCTCTGGCTCTTTGCCATACTGTGCGCCCAGTGTAGCACCGCGAAGGGCGTTTGCATAGTGCTCTAGCTCAGACTGGGACAGCTTTTTATGCCCTAGGCGATTAACCCCGAACAAAGACCTCTCCAAGAACGGCATGCCGACCTTGGTTGGGGCAGAGGAGATTGCCTGCATCGCCTTCATCAGCGCCCCGCTGCCTGCCGTTTTTTCAGCGTGGCCGATAAGGGCATTCAGCTGTGCTCGGTCTGCAGGGCTTCTTGCCAGCCCCTCGGCCAAGGTGCCGCTGGTATTCAGGTTGCCCAGACCCTTCTGGTATAGGTTCTGGTGCATGGCCGCACGCTGGGCCTCCTGAAACACCTCAGGGGGCAGGAGCTCCTTCAGTGGAACTAGGTTGCTGCCAGACTGGGGGCCGGAGTAAAACTCACGGAACATCTTATCGAAGTCAGTGCCGGACTCCCCACCCTTAGAGAACTGATCCACGGCGGTCTTGGGGCCGGTGTGCGGGACTACCATAGTCTTGTGATAATCAGCTGCGTCGCCGTACATGGCCTTGATCGGCCCCAGTAGTGGGTCGGTGCCTGCCTCTATGTCATTGCCCAGAGACCTGGACTTTTCCATAAGAAGTCTGTAGGCTGCTGGGTCTCTTACCTCTAGCTCCCTAGCGATGCCGGCTAGATCTCTCTGAGCCTGCGCTACCTCTATAATGCCTCGCTCATCGCCTATGGCGGCGGGGCTGGTGGTCACCTTCTTAGGGGCGGACAGCCCAAGGGCGTCACGCACCACTGGATTTCCAGTGGCGTTTTCTAGATTCAGTTGGTTGACTGGAACTCTAGGATTCCCCAGATTACCGGCCACTGTATCTGCCAGCTCGTAGTTTCCGGACGATACCCCTTGTCGCCGACCAACCTCACCCCGTAGGGCTTCGGCAACCTTATTGATGGACTCTCCAGAGTTGTACCCCTCGGAGATGCCGTAGTCCTTGCCGAAGTTCCTGCGGGCCTGCTCGAAGGTCTCCTTAGCAGCGGCGTTCTTGAAGATGTTGTTCACCCCCGATACCATAGGGCCGAGAGCGCCGCCCGCCGCACCAGCAGCTCCGCCGAACATAGCGTTCTTCAGGCGATTGCCCGCTGCTGACTCTTCGGGGGTCAGTGGGGTAGTTGCTCCTTGCAAAGCGCCAGCGCCCGCGCCCATACCCACGCCCACCGCGCCGCGTGCTAGGTTGCCAGTGAACAAAGATGGTAGCTTGGCCGCCCCCAGCAGCTCACCGCCAAGAACATAGGGGATCGCCTGCCCCACCACATCCCCGGCCTTGGCCCAGCCCGGATTGTCCTTAGTCAGTTCTTCCCCCTTAAGGCGGGCAATGGCCTCGTCTTGCAATAGGCCGGGGTCATCGGAAAGCGCTTGGCGGGCGCCGGTGATAGCCTTGACCGCGCCTCCCGCCATGCCGGCGTTGGCGTCACGAACGGTGGTGACTGTCTCAGGCGAAACTACCCCCATCTTTTCTAGCGCCTTGGCTATTAGAGAGGTTGGCATGTACTCTCCGACAGTGCGAGCGCCTGTGTTAAGCGCGCTCGACAGCGTAGTGCCGCGCTCCTTCTCCCAGTCACCGATCTGAGCGGTACGAGCTTCGTTAGCGGCAACTCGGCGCTGCGCAGCAGATGCAGCATCCGCCAGAATAGAAGGAGGAGGGGCTTCTGATTCTTGGGTTAGCTCCCCAACCCCGGCCTCTATCTGTGCGTCTGTCAGGCCGGCAGCAATGCCCTGCTTGATGAACTCGTCAATCTCCTCAGAAGATGCCATTACTTAGCTCCTTTCAATCGTGCGATCCGTTGCTGTATGGTCTCTCCGGCTGCCTGAGGGGCGGCACTAGGCTCTGCCCCTCCAGCGCGGGGGTCAAGCCAGAGGCCACCCAGTCGATCATCTGTGTCGACCATGCCCTTGCGAGAATTGAGCAGTCTGTCCTCCGCCCCCTCAAGGCGGGCCTTGACCCCCTCATAAATGGCGGCGGCACTTTCTGGATTGTCCTTCAAGCTAAGTAAGCTCTTTTCCAAGAACGCAAGGTCTTTGTTGGACAGCGCCCCCGGCATCAGCTTGGCCTTACCAAGAATCTGATCGTTTATCAGAGTTTCTAGTTGGCGGGCCGGGGCGCTCTGCGCGTACTGCATCATAGGTATGCCCATGTCTGCACCATGAGAAATAAGGGCGGTCATAGGGCCGAGCGCAGCGTCAGACTTAACCCGCTTCCCATCCTCACCAACCTTGCCGTAGATCAGGTCGTCCATTACCCCAAGAGATTTCTGGGAGGACTTCAACACCCCATACTGATCTTTTACATTTAGGACTTCCTTCCCGTACTGAGACAGCAGTCCGGGGGTAAGGCCAGACTTACCATCTGAGGCTCCCGAGCGCCCAGCCTGAGCTAGCGCCATGCGCTGCTCGAAGGTTAGGTCTGTGCTAGGGGCGCGGTAGGTATTGTCCTGCTTCCACTTGAAATCTTCGCGATCGGCAGTGCGCTCAGTATCGGACAACTTGGAGGAGTAAGCAGTAAACGCATCGCGTTCTTCCTGCGGCAACATGTATGCCAGAGCAGGGTTCTGCGCAATCATGCGGGTTAGCGCCAGCTTCTCAGCCGCTGGGTCTTTGACCGCAGAACTGACATCCACACCTAGATCAGACTTGGCGCGGATTGCATCGGCAGCAGTTAAGCCCTGACGCCCCAGCAACTGATCAAGTGCCGCAGACCTAGCAGCGTCTGCATCGGACTCAGCAGCGGCAGCCTTCTCTTCTCTGGCCTTTTGGAACCCCGGCTGCATGAAGTTGTTGAGGATGCCAGCATAGTCTATCTGAGTGTATCCCGGCGACCCGTTGGCCCCCTCTGACTGAATAAGTCCAGAGACAGGGGTGTGTTCGCGCTCTGCCTTTTTGCGCAGGGCGTCCGCTAGGCGCTTCTTTTCGCGGTACACTGCCCCCGCCGCAATATCGATCTGCGGCGGTGCAGGCTGGGTCGCAGGGGCGTTCCAGTATTCCATTTCTTAACTCCTAGTCGAAGATGCCGCCAGTAAAGAAGTTGAATATCCCATTAGCGCCCTTCTTAGGGTCTTGGAGCCACGTTACCGGGTTGATGCCGTTGGCCAAATCACCGAAGCGGAGGCCAACATCCTTGCCCCCCACCCCTACGGTGCCGTAGCTATTGATCTTATCGGCGCTGTAGAACTTATCTGGGTCGCCGTTTAGTAGGTTGTCAGCACCTATGCCGGCGGCGGTAGCAGCAGCGGCCCAAGGCCCAAGGCTGCCAGCAGCACCGCCAGCACCGCCAGCGCCGCCAGCACCGCCAGCACCGCCAGCACCGCCAAACATGCTAGAGATGCCGTCCATGCCCCCCATCGCGTCCCAGCCCTGTTTAGCCACCTTGCCGAAGTCGTTACCGGCCTGCTGAGCTCCAGCGGCTGACATCATGGGGGCTTGCCCCATGCCCTCAATCTTTAGGGTAGGGTCTTCCCTAACTCCAATCTGCTGCTGTGGGGCGCGCAGTGCTTGTACGATGTTCCTAGACTGCCACTGTGGTGTAGGTTGCGTACTCATAGTCATTTCCCCATCATCCCGCCAACCATACCACTGACCCCACCCATAGTGCTTCCCTTCTTAGAGTTGCTGGCGTTGGTCTGTGCCATCTGTGAGTTGAATTGTTGTTGGCCAGCACCGGCCAAGTCTGCCGCCTTTCCTGACCAGCTTGGTGCGTAGCCCTGCGGCCCTTGGCGCAGACCGTTCCACATGTTCAGTGCATCACCGGCCTGCGCCCAAGGCATCTGGTACTTCTGATAGTCTTGGTTGTAGTTCTGATTCTGACCCGCAAGCTGGCTGGCGTAGTTGGCGCGAGCCTCCTGACCCCCGAGCACCTTAGCGTCAAGGGCGGTCTTGGAGTTAACATCGCCCTGCGCAGTCCACAAGTCTTTCATGGTGCTGTCGTAGGCTGAGTTGCCCATCGCCCCGCCCTGCAGACGGAGCTTGTTCTCACGAGCCTTAGCGTCCTTCTCTTGCTGAGGCTGTAGTCGCGACATTGCGCTATCGTAAAAGGCGTCCGCTGCTACGTTGCCGCTGTTGGGGTCCCACTGTACTTGATCTGGCCCCTTGAACACCCCTTGGTCTTTGAGCTGCTGCTGGTACTTACTAAACAGATCCTGAGCACCTTGGTGCTGGCCCTGTAGAGCGTCGGACATCGTGTTCTGTTGGGTGTACTTCCCATCCGCCCCCTTAACGAACTTGGACGTGCCATACATGTCGCTCTGGCCGCTGTTCTCCATGCGCCAGATATCTTGATCTCGATCTAGCTGAGCCTGCTGCCGAGCAAGTGCAGCGTAGTCTGGCGCTTTGGGTGCCTTTGATTTCTTACCGCCCATACTATGCCGCCTCCACGATTCTGAGTGTTTTGATCCAGAGGCTGCTAGTCAATACCCTGCACTGATCTGGGGTCATGGTGTACATGATTAAGTCGCCTTCATCTGAGTAGCCGGATACACGAGCTTCCTCTACGAAGCCAAAGTGCTCGTCCAGCCTCTGGGCTTCTTCGTTGCTGCCGTTTACCTGCCCAACTATCTTCTCTACCATAAGCCGGTTGAATGGGTAGTCAAATATCGCGGCGTACCACTCTTTACTCGGCCTTCCCTCTACCCAGATATGGGCATTGACTGTACGACCATTATACCCATCATACACCACCCCCGCAAGCGGCTTTCCGTGATCATCGGTGCAGGTAATGCAATTGGCCCAACGGCTTGGGTAGTACCCCAGCTTCTTGCAGTGGAACGGCAAGTATAGATTGGAGCAATCGACAACCTTCATATCGCAAGTCCCGACTCAAATACCACTTCCAAAGCGGCGAAATTAGAGGTTTCAGAGGAGTTTACCGCCAGCAATAGAGCCGCGCAGAATCCAAGACCTACGACCCCAGTCCACGGGTGGTAAGTTGTTCCGAACTCAGTAGACCAGAACGCTTGGTCCCACACTGAGTTAGTGGCGTCCCACAGATATTCTAAAGCCTGCGGTCCGGAAGCTGGTGGGTTTCCTGCCAAGGCTGTTAGGTCGTAGTCTACGTTCAGCTTGAGCTTGTATCCTGGAGGCGTGGTGGCTTGGAATATTGGACGAACAAGCTTGAAGTGCTTATTGGCGGTAGGGTCGCCGAAGTAGTTGTACGCTGAGAACAGGTTGCAAATGATCTCTTCACCCCCCGTGCCGTCTATCTTGACGTTGTCCTTTGACTCTCCGCCGTACAGGCAAACCCGGCCATCTTCTGTGCCGAAGTACATCTTTCCATTGAACAGTTCAAAGCACGACATAGGAAGGTTGAACCTAGTCCACGCCCCCGTCAGTGAGTTCATGACGTACTGGACTGCCTTGGCCTCGCTGGTCTTTGGGATGTTGATCAGCAGAGCTTGAAGCACTGGCACGTTGCCGATCTGCCAGTTGGGGGTATAGGCGCGACTGTTCACGATTCGGTTCAGCGTGCGACTAATGCGCTTGCTCAGTGCGGCGTTGCTTACGGCTATGTTGGCCTCCCCCTTAACCACGCTGGATAGGGGGATTATTCCTGTGCGAGTCATGAGAATTACGTCGCCCCCAAGCTCGCAACTTGGGCCGGTGCCGATTGGGGCGGAGATAAAGAACATGGCCTCAAGCGCCCAGTCATTTACATCTTCTGGGTCGCTGCCAGAGAAAATAAGGAACTCTCCTTGGCTACTGAAGAACCCCAGTTTATCGTCCAGTCCAGCGCCAGAATCTAAACTCCACGTCACCAACTCACTGATGAACCCGCCGCGAGGCAAGCTTCCGCCGACGTTTAAGGACTTAGCTGTCCCCCCAATGGAATCTATGTCCAAGTACCAAGCGATCAGGCTATCCTGCTGAATAAACCATAGGCGGCGCTTGTACGATGTAACTCCTGTCAGTAGAGAGGGATTCACCCCTTTTATCTGCCCCGGAGCAGTTGGTGTGGCGTTCTCAGTGAATGGAGTCCAAGTGGTGCCATCGTAAAAGAATGCAGCGTCTACCCCGTTTGTGACGACAAGATACTGCCCGAACAGGGTACTGAACATACACCACTCAACGTCCCCGTAGGTTATGTCATACACCTTTACAGGGGCGTTAGTGGGCAAAGATACGTCGTACACCCCGTCGTCGGTGCAGGCGTATAGTTCTGAAGATCCATCAGAAGACGCGTACCTGATGAGGGTACGAACCTTCATGGGCAGGTTGGTGGCGTGTTCTTTGTAGCCCCTGCGGGTGGTTACTGAGCCGGTCTGTGGGTAGAAGTTCTGCAGGTCTATGCAAAACTCTGCCCCCATTGCAGCTAGGGGGTCGAGGTCGTTGATGCCCATGGTGGGTGCGGGCAGACTAACCACCTGGGACACTCGCTTCTGGTGCTTCCTATTGATCATAACCATTGTCAATTACCGTAGTAGGTTCCGTCCGGGACGTTGGCCATGCTTATTAGCAAGCGGCCCTGCCCACCAGATAGATTAATTACTGGGGCACCTTGGTTCTGAGCCTTCTCAGAACCAAGGAGGTAGTTGAACTCTTCCTGCAGGATCGTGGTATCAAAGCCTTTCTGACTCCACATCTTGACCTTTAGGCCGGCGATCATAACCCGGCGGTCGTATAGCGGCTTATCAGTGGCGCGGATTATCCTGTCTTGGTAGTTTGGATTTTGTGGGTCTGGGCTAGTGCCGTCGATCACCCAGTTCTTACTGATGTAGTACATGGCAAACTCTTGCCCAGCGCCGGGCACTGGGTAGACCGTGTACTTGTTGTGGAGGATTCGGTACTGAAAGTATACCCCGACCGCCACAATGCCGAATTTATTCCAGGCCCACACCTGCGGGCTGACCGGCCCCTGCATTGGGCGGCGCATCGAGGTGTTCCACTCAGTTTGATTTACCTGACGGCCAAAGTCGGCCGGCATTGGAAACTCGTCCTGGGTGCCGTCCGCGATGAAGCCCATCTGCTTTTCTAGGAACTGCCAGTCCTGCACACGATTTAGCTCGTCACCAAGCGCATTGAGCAGTCCCAGCATTTGATAGCCGCTAGCGTCGCCAGCGGCAGAACTTAAAGATACCGGCGGCAGGCCCAACTCTTGGGCAGCCGCATTGATGATTTCATCTGCTGTCCCAAGAGTAGACATGTTTTTCTCCAGTAAAAACCCCCGAGGTTAGGGGCGGGGCAGAATCCCCTAAGCAGTTTTCTTAACCACTGGCAACTTCATAGACTCTTCCAGCGCGGCGATGCGGGCCTTGAGGTCGTCGTTTTCCTTGGCAAGAGCAGTGAATGGTGCGTCGGAGGCGGCTTTTTCAAGCCACGCCTTAGCCTTGCGCTTCAAGTCGTATAGGCCGGGCATGGTGGTGCAGGCGGCGTCATTAAGGTCGCCAAGCTGCTCAACCGTGCGGCACTTGATGTAGGCTAGCTCTTCCACTTGCGAACGAGTCACCATAGGCCACTCGGCCAGTGGAGTGCCTACCAACTGCTCGTTGTCGCCCTGCTTGAACAGCGCGTACTGTGCCGGGAAGTTACGGCGATCCAGATCACTAACCTTGCGGCGAATGATGTTGGTAGAGTTGCCCGGAGCTAGAAGCTCAACGAACTCACGATCTTGGAAGATTGGACGGCCCTGCTCAGCAGATGCGGCCTCGTCACGGTACGGAAACCAGTAGAAGCGAGCGTGAACGCCCTTCATACTGTTATCCTGAAAATCTTGTGGGTTTACGTCATATTCTTCGCGCATTGGTGCTTCCTCAAAGTTATGGAATTATCGTTACTTCATTGGAGTCCACAGAGGTAGACCCAATTATGTTCGCGCCTGTTACTCGGCACTTCATAACATCGCCAATGTACGGAGATATAATAGTCAGCTGACTGCCAGTTTCTCCAATCATCGGCACGTTGTTTCTAAGCCATTGGAACGAGATGGTGTCGGCGTTGAGCCACGTTCCCGGATCACACGTCAACTTATTACTGGACTGCGGAACCCCGGTCACCACAGGGGCGACTGTGTTAGTCGGCACCCCGACCCCCGCTACGATCACCCAGTACTTCCACTGCTTCTCGTTTAGGGTTCCGGTGTAGCCAAGAAAATCGGTGTACTGCACCCACAGGTCGTTGTTGTCTCCGGTGAATGCGCCCTTGGACAATAAGAACTTTCGCTCCAAATCATTTAGAGTGCCCTCTCCAGTTGCCCCATTCGCTAGATAATATGCGCGCAGACCATCGTTGACGTTCCCGCCTCCTGTGGCCGCACGCATTGCATCGTTAAGAGTAGGCATGGGTTACACCGGAATCTGGTCGACTTGAATGGGAATGTTGGCCTGTGCAACTATGAAGCATGTATCTCCGGCCTGCATATTATACGGCTCTATTCGCACTGAGCCCTGTGTTCTAAGGGTTGTAAGAGTCACTGTCAGCGTAATTCCGCTAAACAGCACCTGTGGAAACACTATTGACCCGGCTTCTGGAGCAGACCGCGTTAAGGAAGCAGTCAAGTACGATGATGGCAGTACAGAAATCCCATCAACGGTTGTTTGGACTACATCTACATCCCACGCAGAGGTTCCAGTGGTGGCGCGCAGATTCGTTACGTTGGCGGAATTAAGAGACGTTCCTGACCCGTTGAATTTTATGGCGGCTACCTTGACCCAGTTCCACCCGACGCTGTTGTTGTTAAGGCGCTCTCTGACTTCTGGGTGCGCGTTTACGTTTGCGTCGTGTGTCACAAGTGCTGCATCTTGCGCAGCCTGCTGAGCAACTAGCCCAGTGATAGAGGCAATGCTGTGCGCGTCAGCGGCAGTGCGGTTGACCAGCAACGTATGGTCAGCCGTGCCAACCGCCACGAAATCAGTGGCGACGGCAGTGTAGGTTCCGCCAAGCCCGATAAGGACGTTGCGAGGGCCAGCATAGCTATACGCGATGTTGTTGTGGACGACCGTTGCAACGTCTGACGGTAGTGGGTTCCATGCGGTTCCAACCGAGTGGAATTGGCCGGTGAAATTGTTAGCGTTGACATCCGAGGCCACCGATCCAGTGCCGGTTGTCCGAACACTGTAGCTGGTGACTCCCGCCTCGCGAACATCACGAAGCGGGAACCCTATGCCTTGCGCCATAGTCCCGAATAGGGCGCCAACGCCCCCAGCCTCACCGCCAATATTCCACGACATTAAGTCACTGCTACAGAAGCTGTGGTGTTGCTGCCGAACACAGACTGGCCAGTGGCGAGACTTTGGCCGGAACGGTTAACGAAGCCAGCTTCAACGGCCACGCCGTTTGCAGTCGTAGCAGTTGCAGTAACCGTCTTAACGCCGAAGCCTGTGAAGGCAGGGCCAGCACCAGCGTCGCGACTGCCGCCCTGACCTGCCAGGAGCAGAGGCTGGGCAACATACGGAACGGTTGGGGCGTTGCCGCCGACGTTAGCAGTGGACTTGCCCCCACCAATGGCGGTCAAGATCGCGGTTGTGGCCGCTTGCTTGCTCGCTGAGCTGGTGTAGTAGTCAATGCCGGGGGTGTAATCGTCATTGAACCCAGCATCCTTGATGGATTGCGGGGCAGTAAGGCCGATAACTGGTGGAGAGCCGAAGCCGATGCCAGTGGAAAGACCGCCGGTAGACACGTTGGTCGCGTCGTTGGCGTAGGTTGGAGTGCCGTTAGTCCAGCCAGTGATCGTGCGCCCACTAAACGGCGAACCTTTCGGGCCGCTGAATGGACTCATAATTACAGACAAGCCTGCGGAGGGGTTGGCCAAGTTTTCAGCCGTGGTGGAGCCTGGAAGCGAAGCAGCCATGATGTATCCTCCTGCGAAAAGCCCCCCGGAGGGGGCTGCCCAGACTTAGTTGAAGTCGATACGACCCTGGAACTGCGCACCAGAGCAAGTCAATGCACCGGCCCAAGCCAAGATCTGCACTTCAGCATCCTGGTTGATGGAGTACCGCTTGTTAGGCGACAGCGAAACGAAGTTGCGCTGGCTGTGCGGACGGTAGTGCAGGTACTTGGTGTTCAGCATGAACGCCGTACCGGCAGGGCAGAAGCCGCCGATACCACCGTCCAGAACCACGTCAGTTCCCATGAACTTCAAGGATGGGAAGCCGAGGTTGCCAACAGTTGCGTCGGTGAATCGCTGGATGGCCTGCAGACTAGCGGTGTATGCCGACCAAGCAGTGTTGTCCATCAGGATCAGGTCAGGGGCATCAGTGCCACGAACTAGCTGCGCCCACAGAGTGTTCATGTTGGCTTGGATGGCAGTTGTAGCTGCCACGTCTACCAACTTGCTGCGCCAGAAACTCCAAGTAGCACGGTCAATGCCCCCGTAGACGCCGGTGTTCGGGGTGGTAGGTACTGCGGCGTTCAGGCCGACAATTTGCTTGCCGCCGTAGCCCAGACCGTCAGAGTACAAACCGCCGCAGATCAAGTTCTGCATGGTGGACTCTGCCACGTCGATACGAGCACTGATCAGGTCGATCATCTGCTCAGGGCCGGCGTTCTGCAGCATTTCCAAGCCGGAAATTACCACTGGGCAGGCGGCCTGCTTGATGTCGAACTGTGCAGCGGAGATTACGTCCTGAGCTGCAACAGGCAGCAAGTCGTAGCCGCTGTAGAAGCCGGCGTTGCCGTTCTCAGCGAAGGACAGTTCTTCGTAAATTAGGCGGCCACCGCTGAACGGGCGGGACTTGCCGCGCTGTTGCAGACGGGTGAGCAGTGCGTTGTTCTTGGTGACGTTGTCCGCAATCTTGCGGGAACGCTTTTCGATCGTAGTGGCTACGATATCTGAGACGTTGGGAAATGCCATTATGGATTACCTCTACAGGGTTAGTTGGGGTTTATGCCATCCGATAGAGTGTAAGCTCTTTTGACCTTCGGTAAGCGAAGGTGGGATATGGTGTAACCATAGCACCACCTTCGCCGTTACGCAAGCACTTCTTACACGCGCCCCTGTGAAGCAGTAAATGCCTTCCGAACGGTGGCGCTGATGTCCTCGTCCTCAGCATCCTCGTCAGCTACCACTACCTTGCCCCCAGTTGGGATGCTTACCCCAGCAGCCTTGACCTGCTTTGTGGTCATCGCAGTCGTAGCAGCAGCCTGCCCCTGACGAGCTAGCATCACCTGCCGCACCTCAGGAACCATCCAGCAGGCTTGGTCGTAGGCTTGCTCAAGATCAGTAGCCAGCCCTCGCTCGACCAAATTAGCCATTACGCCTCGCACGTCGTTGAAGAAGTCCTTACCAGCTCCGAAGGACTCAACGGTATTGGTGGCGTACTGAGTCTCCTGCCCCTCACGCCACTGGCGCATGTAGTTAAGCTCTTGTTGGAACTCAGGGGGCATCTGCATCTGTTGCTGTTGCTGGGGAGCCTTGAGCACTTCCTGCCCAACCGACTTGTTGATCACTTCCCGCAGCGGGATGCCGTACTGGTCGGCGATCCGCATTAGTTCGTTGAACTTAGCAGGCATGTCGGCGGTGCGTAGGGTGCGCTCACTCTGGGCCATGCCCTGAATGTAGCTTACCGGGTCTGTGCCAGCAGCCTGAGCTTCATTAGCCACCGGGCGCATCTGGTCTACGAACTGCTGCATCGGGGCTACGCGCTCTTGAATCTGCCGAACACCGTTGGCGCTGGCCTCTTCGCGACGGATGACCTCAGCCTTGATGTCTGGGTCAAGCGCTGCCCATTTTTCACGGGACGCTGGCGTCCAGCTTTGTGGTGGCTTGTCTGTAGAGAGCGCTACCGGGTCGCTGGGGGCTGCCTCCGTCACAACCTCAGGAGTAGCTGCTTCCTCGGCCTTCTTAGCAGCAAAGCGGCCCGCTTCATCGCGAACTGTCTCTTCTACGGAAGCATCGGTTTCCGCCACAACGGCGGGCTCATCTTGGAGTTCTTCCGCCGCGCTAAATGCTGAGCGGACGTCTTCGTACAGGTCTTCGCCTTCAATCGCCATCGTACACCTCTGTAATTGGTTTGTAGCCGTTCGTCACCATCTGTGTGGCTTCAGCGATGTCGGCCTTTATGTCGCCTACGTCGACCTTCGGGGGTGGTGGTGCGCAAGCTCCTGACTTGATCGCGTCATCACTATACCCATCGGCCATGTTTACCACGTTGTTACGCCGGTTGTGCTCCTGCATATCCCGCTGGCTGGTGATCAAGCTGCCATCCACGCTAGATATAAAGGAGTCAAACTTCCCGGTCACAAAGCCCTTGGCTGCCGTTAGGATAACCTTAGTCATGGACTCCCCACACATCACGCACTTGGGGGTGTCCATGCACTCAGCTACGGGCCGAGTATAGTCGACCTCTACCTCACAGTCCTTGCACAGGGCTTCATATGTCGGCACCTCAGTTGCCCCCGCTGGCAGGCCATTGTGGAACCTCGACCGGCTCAGGCTTTGGCTCAGGAGCCGGCGCTTCGAACTCTTCATCTACGGGGTCAGTCTTTTTTGGAGCTGGTTTTGTCGCCATTTGCACTCTCCTTCTTAAGATCCGCCATTTCATGAGCGGACTGGGATTTGATGGATGCCTGACTCGCCGCGCTTTCCATCTTCATTTGATGCTCTTGCGTCTTAAACTGTAGCTCCATGGTCAACTTGCGCTCTAGGAACGCCATTTCCATTTCTTGTATGGCCATGTCGCCCTGCATCTTCTGCTGTTGGAGCTGGGCCTGAAGTTCTATCTTCTGCCGCTCAACCTCAAGGTCGGCTTGAGCTTGCACCTGTTCAAGCTGCACCTTCTGTTGAGACTCTTGCTGCTTAATCTGAGCCTCCATAGTCATGCGCTGCTGATCCATTTGCACCTGTGCCTGCATCTCCTGCTGGCGCATCTGCATTTCCATCTGGAGCTTTTGCTGCTCAGGGTTAGGTTCAGGGGGCTTGGGCTGCTGGGCTGCCTTGGATAACTGGTCAAGCTGCTGATCCAGTACCCCCTCTACCTCGGTGGCCCCCTTGTACCCAGCGATGGTGAACTTGAACATGGTCAGAAGCAGCGGGCCAAGGCCCGGAGTGGTGGTCATCGCCGGAACGGCTGACTGTAGGAACTGACTTACAAAGCCCATCAGCTCCATGCGCTGCCCCTTCTCCAGCGCCCAGTCCGCTTGGGTCATGCTATCGGCTTGGATGCTTACCTTGTACATGCTCATGAAATCGTCGCGCAGCACGGCGGCGGCCTGTGGGATGAACTGCTGATCAGCCTCACTAATGGTACCAACAATCTTAAGGAACTTTTCGTCGGAGTATAGCTGGGTCATCATTTCAGCCATGATGCGCAACACGCCGGTTACGAAATACGAAACATCACGCTGATATCCATTCATTCGCACGCTGGCGAACTGGGCCTTGATCTGCTGGGCGGCGGCAGTTTCGTACTGATTGCTAGACCCGCGCATGATGTCAGCCATGCCGCTAATCTCTTGTAGCAGAGATTTGATGGCCTCAAACTGAGCTTGCAGCGCTTGCAGAACAGTAACGACCTGCTCAACGGGATACCACTGGATCATCCCAGCCGCGCCACCCTGCTCTGCGAACATAGCCCAGTTGTCCACCGGCACCAGCGTGTTCTCTTGCCCCTCCAACATGCGTCCAATCTCTGGCGCGCCAGCGTTGTACACCCCGGCCACCTTAATCGCGTCGATGATCATGCTGATGCGAGCATACAGAACGTCTAGCTGATTATACTGATCTTGGCTGATGTGGTAGTCAGTCACCGGCAGAAAGCTGGCCGTGGTGACATTGGCAATCAGCGGACAGGGGCACGGAAAGAACCCCTTTAGGCCGTAGGGATCTTCTTTCTGATCTAGTGGATCGTCCATGCCCTTGGCGATGTGCAAGACCGTGCTGGTCTTCTTGTCCCAGATCTCATACACCTCGAACTTGTCCTGCAGGACTTCCTTAGGGGTGACGTTAGTGGCTGAGTCATTCACCCCTTGGATGGTGCTCAGAGCCTGTTCACCCCAACGCTTAATCACCTCGGCCTTAGTTAGATCAAGCTTGCGCCCTACCCACGTCACTTGCTGCCAAGTGCGGGTCGGCTCGTAGATGAAGTCAGACCAGAACACAGTGTCTACAAAGATCTGCTCAGTGCCCGGCACCGTGGTCGGCTGCCCCCCTTCCTCAGCCTGTGGGTTGGTCTCCATCTCAAAGCGCAGCCACACCTGACCAATGCCCGGCACCAAGCGGTCTAGAATAGAGTGCCGAATGGCATCCTCAAAGCCGGGGCTGCACTGTACCTCGTAACTAAGTCCTCGCTGAACAAGAAGAGAAGCAACACGAGCCACATCATCGTCAAAATCGCCCCTATGAAGGCGGCCGACATCAGGCTTAGGAAGGCTATTGAACAGACTTTCCTTAAGCGTGTTGACGTTCGCGTAAAACAAGTTCGCCCGCTTAATAGTGCGGTTACTAAGCGCCTCGCGATCGTCTTGGTAGCGCTGATACACCAGATCGCCGTGGGTCTTAGACCTCTGAAGATACTTCTCTGCCTTTTCAATTCGCTTAGTCCACTTAGTGCCGAGGCCCATCATATTCTCCTTACGTCAGACTGCCGTGCCTCACGCTCCGCAAACAGCCGGTCTAACGTAACGACATTCGTGGGTGATTTAGTGTAGTTCATAGTCTTGTTAGCTTCTTTCACTGCTGCGGGGTTCATAGCCAGCGATAAGTACCGGAAACTGTCCGCGGGGTTACTAGACCAGTCGTGCTTAGGCTGCTCCTTAAACATCTGCCGCTTATCGTCCCACTCACGCTGGTAGGACTTCAGTGCAGACAGCCCCTCACGCACTTCCTTGCAGTCAGTGTTAAAGTAGCACAGTGGCAGGGTCTTCCGCACGGCCTGTATGCCGTCTTGTACGCTTAGGCTTGCCACCAACTGTGTCTTACACCCATCGGCCTGCATAAGCTCCCTGACGGACTTACCCGTCTGGAAGGACTTGTTCTTAGCGTCGTGGGGGAGGTAGAAGGTGCCGTAGGCGTAGGGCTTAGACCGTAGATGAGTAAGCACATCATCCACAGAGTACCCAGCGACAGTAAAAAAGTCAATAATAGCAAGCTCACGGCCATTAGCCTGAAAGAACCAGATAGAAGTGTCATCACTGTAGCCAATGTCGAAGGAGAGCTGCACCGGCTTATTAGGGTCATAAGGAAATGACCCGCAGTGCGTAGCTTCAAGCTCGTTGAGCTGATCACCATAGTACGCCCCCCTCACCGCCGCCGCAAAGTCGCACTCGAATTCCTGCCTGTAGGTATTCTCATCGCTGCCGGGGCTGTGACGGAGCATGTGCAGCTCTTCGTCGTCTATAATTCCAGAAGTCGATGCCTTGAGGATCGACGTGAACCAGCCCGCAGAGGTGGCTGCGTCTTCCCACAGGTCGAAGAAGTGGTTTCGTCCCTTCGGAGTTCCAATGAATACGCACCACCCCTTTCGGTCAGCCAAGGTTGGAGCAATAACCTCGCCAAAAAGTCTCGGGGTGATATCTCCGTATTCGTCAATGATAACTCCATCGAAGTAGTTACCCCGGAGCGAATCAGGGTTATCAGCACCGTATAGTCGTATTTTTGCCCCATTCTTAAGGACGACACTTAGTTCAGACTCCATTATTTTGTCAATCAGCGGCGCGGCGTACACTTTCAGGTACACCCAAGCGATGCTCTTAGCTTGGCTGTAGAACGGCGCGATGTAGGCGTACTGAGGGTATGGCAGATGGTTCTGAATCGCCTTGTCGATCAGGTCGTTGATGCACGCCACGGTCTTACCCGCCCGCCGATGCCATACCATGACGCTAAAGCGCTGAGCGCGAGCGTGAAAGGGTATGGCCTCCGGGCGAGGGAGGTACGTGGACGTGATCACATTCTTATTCAACTATCTCCCCCTCGGCAATCTCCGCCCCCGGCGCAGGTCGATTCAGCGGAGATGCTGGGATGTTGCTGCGATACTCTAAGACCTGCCCCGCCACAGCGGCGGTAGCCTCCTTCGGGGACAACTTCATCATCAGTTGTAGGAACTGACCGTAGTTATCTGGGTCGTTAGCCCAAATTGCAAGGCGGGGGACGCCCCCAATCATCTCGAAGGACTCTAAAAAGGCTTGCTCAATCTGCCGGCGGCTGAAGACACGCTCGACATTGCCGGACTTCTTACGCTGACGTTCAGAGAGCTGCTGTTGCAGGGCGATGTTGAAGTCCATGGAGGTAAGCTCTGTGGATTGGAGATACGGAGAGTATAGCACGCCCTGTTCCAAAAAGGCAAGCGCTCAGTACTCACCATCTAAGAACTCAGTACTCCCCATCTCAAAACTCAGTACTAAGGTCATAGAAATGGTCATTTTGTACTCAGGGCATGAGGCCGCGCTTGGCCGCCCCCCACTTTGCTTGAAGGGGGAGGGGGGTGCTGTTGACCTTGATCTCAGCGCCCGGAGGGTAAGAGCGTGAGGGATGGCACAGCCCGACGGCGCAGCCGGCACGCCCAGCTTGGTGCGTAGACCGTAGGGCTGGGCATGCTGTGGCGCGTAGCGTTGCTGTTGCCCTTGCTTGGCGCGTAGCGTGCTGTGCTTGGCGCGTAGCGTGCTGTTGCCTTGCTGCCCTACAGGGTAGTGCTGTGCGCGCCGTAGGCGCGTGCTTTGCTGTGTGGCGTGCGAGCGCAGCGAGCTCAGCCACAAAGGGGCCATAGAGCCAGACTATTAGCTGATAGATAAATACAATATGACGGGGTTACTGGAAACTGAGTATAATGGCTTTAGGCAAGGCAATACCGCCCAGCCACTAGAAACAAGGATTACAAAATGACCAAGCCAGCCCGCAAGCCCCGCACCACTGCCGACCTAGCTGCCGCCGCTACTGCTGCCGGCGTTGAACTGGTGCCGAACATTAACGCGCTGCCTGTAATGGAGGTTGAGGCTGTAATGGAGGTTGAGGCTGTAATGGAGGTTGAGGCTGTAATGGAGGTTGAGGCTGTAATGGAGGTTGAGGCGCTACCAGTGATGGAGGTTGAGTATGTAGCGCCTGCCACCTACCTAGAAGCGGTAGCACGGCACGAAAGGAGCATTGAACTGGGTGCCGATAGCCGGATGTTGACCGGGTTTACCAAGCCCTGTGTTGCGCGTGACGGTACGATCACCCATGCTGTATGGGTTGCACTGCAAGCGCCGGAATTAAGCTACACTAGCGCCATAGCCGCTGCTCTACATGCTGAATGCGCCGCACACCGTGCGCGGGGCAAAGCACCGAAGGGCACTGGCCTGAGCGCTGCCGGTTGGCTGCGGACGTTTGGTGCTACATTTGCGCAAGGGGTTTAAGATGCTAGGACTTGTACTTGTTGCGATGGTGGTTTGGGTGGCGATCGGCACTGTTTACCAACTGATTGACGAATTGAAGCGGGGCAATAAGCCCTGACAACTGAGGACTAAAAGCCCGCACTTAGCGGGCTTTTTTGTGCCCGGCGCTAGGGTAGCCGGGGTTAGGCGCTAAACAGGCCGCCACCGCGCGCGTTGGTGCCTTAATGCGGGGTTTGGGGCTGGGCGCAAGGCCCAAAACGCACCCACAACCATGATCACCCGCCTTTGCTTACCGCGCACGCTGTTGGCCACACTAAAGAGCCAGCACCCGAGAGGGATGTGGCGCGGAGCGGCACGGTGCGGAACGCATAGCTGTTGACCTTATAAGAAGTTGAGCGCAGCGAGCCGAGCGCAGCGAGGGCAACTTTGCTGTTGATCTTGATCTTGCTGTTGATCTTGCTGTTGATCTTGACGTTGACGTCGCCCATCCGCGCATCCTCAAACGATCTTTGGATCTAAGCGCTCTAATCCCTAGTCCGTCTAGCTGAGTGCTCGGTCGCTTGGAGGGTAGGGCCCAGCCCCCAGAACGGCGGGGAAGCGCCCCCAAAAAGGCCGCCGGGTTACGGTTTACAGGTTACGGCCATTCTAAACACGCCATAGCAAAACCGGGCTCACAACCGACTTTCCCCTTTTTTAGCCTTTTTACTATTATTAATATTTATATAAAAGCTGTATACCCTGTATACCAAGAGGCTTGGAGGCCAAGCCCCACGTGGCTTCCAGCGGGTTACAGCCTTGCCCCATCCTGCATACCTACCTGTATACCACACTCTGCCAGCCACTCTGCGTTGCTAAGTGCTTCCCACTTAGCAAAGTTGCGCACGGCAGCATATCTGGCAGTTTTACCGCCTTCCTTGATTACGCGCCTTAGGGCTCCCATCTTGGTTAATTGGCTGCCTACTGCCTCCGCCGTTATGGTTTTACCCGTCTGATCCTTGTAGTGAGCGCGGAGTTGGTCAGCAGTCCATATGTCCTTGTCGGTAAAGGGCTCAGCGTGCATAAGGCGTATGAATGGGGGCGCGCTGGACTTCTCCATAGCTTCTCGGTGCTGAGTGCGGGGGCCGGGGGCGCTAATCTCGAACCCAGATAGGTCACGTTCTATAAGGAACTCCCTAAGCTTCTCGACCCCGCCCGCCCCGAGCCAATCGCTATATTCCTTCCACTCGGTGTAGGGCAGGGGCGACAGGCCGCCGAGCACTACGTATCTACGCTCCTTCTCCCCAATAGGGACGATCCAGTCCTTGTTGGTAGCGATCAGGAGCCGGCCATAGTTGCGGACGTGGTACTTCGCGCCGCCCTTGTGGTTGATCTCAATGAGCTTGTCGCCGCTGAAGTTTTTCAACGCCGATTCCAAGTCTCTGTCTAGAGCGCCGTGGATTACGGGGTCAGACCAGTGTGCAAAGACCAAATGCTCCATGCCAGCGTTGAAGCTGCTGGTCATGCCTGACCCTACGGGGCCAGAGTACTTGCCAAATACCTGATCTAGGGTATCAAACAGTGCCGACTTGCCCGTGCCGCCTTCATCCCGGAATATAACAACGTGCTGGCCCCTAGTGGTCGGGTGCTGAGCGGTGTGGGCGATGTAATCGACGAGCCAAGGGGCAGCGCCTTGAGCTAACCTTTCCGCCAAGCGCAAGAAGGGGGCTACGTCCTCATCGGTTACTAGGTCACCAAAGGGGCTGACGAACACCTCCTCTGGGGCGGTGTTGAGCATGCGCTGCCCCTCCTGCCAGACGTAGCGCTCAGGGGCTACGCCCAACGGGGCCGGTACGAAGGCGTAGCCGTCAATGACGTTGCGGTCAGCGGGGGGCTGCTGGCCCCACACCTGCGACGCGTTCAACACCTTCTTAGCGCTGACCTGTAACGCCTTGCTCGCCTCCATAACTAGGAAGTTACTAACAGAATACTTCTGGCTAGGGCTGCGGAGGGGGATGTAGTTGCCGTGACAAATGGCGTAGTTGCTGTTAAAGTAGTCCCAAAGCTCGGCAATCTCAGTGTCTACAGCCCTGTCCTGCTCTGCAGAGAGCCTAATAGCCTGCGACAAATCTCCGCCAGCCGCCAGCCAATCGTCTAATTTCTGCTCTTTTCCGTCTTCGCACGGCCAGCGGAGCATTATGACGTGGGCGCCGAGCGCTTGGAACAGCTTTTTAAGGTCAAACTCTAGCGCAGCGCTGGACTCTCGGCTCTTACCACGGCCATTCCAATCGGCGGCGATGTAGACTGTGCGGCGATTGTCGCCCGACCCCATGCAATTCACGGATCTTAGGTCATCGAGCACGCTATCTGACAGCTTAGTCCCGGGCACGCCGGCTACGAGCATGGGCAGGCCGCTACTGATCGCCGACATGTAGCCCGCGATGGCCTTAAACTCCCCCTCACACACCAGCATGGGGCACTCGGGGTTGTTGAAGGCTAGGCGCTGGGGTATAATCGGGGGCCAGTAGACGCGGTTCTTGCTGCCCTTCTTTTGAGTGTACTTGCCAAGGAAGTTACCGCTGGACTGGGAGGGCTCATTGATGAACTGTTGCTCTTTGTTGCGCTGTCGCCGGAACGTCGTCTCGATGCCATCTACTGTGAAGTAGGGGATGGTGATGTGTACGTTGTCGTCCCCGAACTCTAACTGTAACCCGCACCTTTGAGCCACGGCCTCGGTAATGCCGCTGGCCTTCATTCTAGATAGATACCAGCCCACTGCTGAATCCGGGACGCTATCTACTGTGAAGAGATCATGTATATCCACTTGCTGTTCCCTATAGAAGTTTGTTATACTGGGGGCTTGCTTCCCTATGCAACGGGGGCGGGGTCGCTTGCTACGACCGCCGCCCCGCCACTTGGGCCTGTAAGTATAGCCCTAAGCCCTACTGAGTACTAGCAGCACAGCCCTCCATCACTCGCACCCCGCAGCTTTGGCGCGGGGCTAGGGATGTTGATGGGTTTATTCTGGCCACTTATCGCCACCTGTTCTGTTTGTTGGCTTTGCGCTGGCCTTTGCTTCCATACACGCCCTTGCAGTCGCGGCCATCGCTAGCAGTAGGGGCAAGACATCGCGCTAAGGTCATGTCTGAGTGTGCCAGCGTCAGCATTATTGCCGACGCCATTAATTTACGACCCATCACTCGTCATCCCTTGCTTGGAAGCTGTCGTATTCGTCTTGTTGCTTTTTAATGCACTTGGCATCCCCGCAAGTGGCACAACTAGTGTCCCCGAACCACTTTGTAGGTGGTTTCCCGCAACCCGAGTCGCAAGGTCTGTCGCCGAAAGGCATGGCATCAAATTTCTTACGCCATTCTATATCACTACTCATTGACCATCTCCCAGCGCGACGGCTAGCAGCTCAACGGATTCCGCATAGACTTCCTTGATGGTTGTCCAGTCTAGCGTAACGATTTCTGTGTACTCAACATCTCCGCCACAGACCTCGCATTCCGGGTCGGCCTCGTCGTAGTAGCAGCCTGAGCAAGTTGCCTTATGGTGAATTTTGAAATTGCCAGATAGCGCGCTTTTTGCTCCGTTTTCAGCAGTAAGTGCAACCGGCATAAGCACATAGCCCTCCGGCACGACCGTTGTGCGGGGATGCGAGGTGCTGACAATGCGGGTGTGCTGGGCTAGGCCAATGACCATAGTTGAGCCGCCATCTTGCGTTTCTGCAAGCCAGCTTTCCACTCGCTCCCCAGCATCAGGAATAGGTGCGGGCGTGGTGAGTAGCAGAGCAACTTGACGCGCAACCCGCAGACTCATATCGGCGCCTGATTCGCCCTCGGCATGTGCGCGCTGCCATGCCAGTGCTGCCAATTCCTTCGTCACTTGATTATTCATCTTGGTTTCCTTTAACAGTTTGGCTCGGCGGCAAAGCCGGCCTTCGCTTTATCATCAGCCAGCAGCCAGAGCGCCTTGCAGCCCGACCGCTGGCAGCGGCTGGACACAGGCACGCCCGCCGCCTCAATCGCCCCGCAATAGTCCGGCATCATTTGGGTGCCGCACGCCGGGTTAAACTTGTTTAACAGCACATGCCAGCGCTTCGGGTGGCGCGTGTTTGGGTTCGGCCACCAGCCCGCATCGCGCCGAATAGCCATAATGGTTTCTGCTTCGACGGTCATGGCGTCTTTCCTCTTTAAAATCGAAACCCTTGCTGGCGGGTGGCACAAGCCGATGTAAACAAGGCGCTCAGGCTTCATACGCCACCTTCTTGGTCGGCAGCGTTTAGGCGGGCGTTCACCCAGTCCATATACGCCCTGCCGGTAATGCGGCAATTGCCTGAATTAAGTTGCTCGGCTGTGTACCCAGTTATGGCCTCATGCGAGAACCATGCTTTACCGAACTGGATGCCTTCTGCTGACACGCGAACATCAGGTATCACCACTTGCTTGGCTACTGGGGCGGCGTATAGATTGCCTGCGGGCGGGTAGCCATTGAACCAAATAACAGGCCCGTAACGCCGGTCAAAACCGATTCCCATCTCATGCTCGCTCAGGACTTTTGCCACCGGCACCTGCTCACGCAGCGCGGCGAGTTCTGCGCGTAGATTACCAATCAGATAATCCCGCCCCTCCAGTTCAGCCTCAAGGCACGCAATCAATTCTTCTGATCTATTCATTCGTGGATCCTCCGTAGTTTGTCCACAGTGGCGAGGGGCAACTGAACCTCCTCTCCGCTGTTAGACCTGAACATCCATAGAAAGCCGTAGTTGGGGCCGTTGACGCGCTTAACAAAGCGGAACAGTTTGTCGTTGATGCGGTATGCGTCGCCCCTTTTCATTTCAGCAACTCCTTGAGCTCAGCCTTTAGACGCTTGGCCTCAGTACCGCGCCAGCCCCCAGCGTTGGAAAGAAAGTACAGCACTATGCCCCGAGCATCATCAGCACCGTAGGTGTCTGTAATAGACTCAAGACACGCCATAGCCTCAAGATAGGGGCGAGCCGCTAGCGCTACGCTACCACGACCCCACTCGGCATAGATCTCAGCTGCGATTTGGTTGATGGGGCGCTTCATGCTAAAAGCTCCTGTATTTTAGATTCGATTACCGCGATGTACCTGTCGTAACTGTCGCGGGCCTTTAGACCATACTGCTTGCAGAGCTTGGGGCGGAGTGCGCCGCAGTGGTGCTTTAATCCGACGCGCTCCAACTTCAGTGCTTGCTTCAATACCATCAGGTTGTATGCTTCAATCTGTGCTGGGGTGGTAAAGGAGGTAATCATTCTTCACACTCCTGCGACGGTAGGTACGGGGAACAGCGCACCAGCGCTAGACACTGATCAAGCCCATCAGCCCAGACATCCCAGTTGTCTTGTGCCTCTGCTGCGCTCTCGGCGCGGGTTTTCCACTGGCGGAGGGCCATATCCTCGTCGGTAAAGGTCAGCAGGTAGGTGATCATGACAAGATCCTCGACTTGTTGAACTCACGTACTGCGGACTCAATGCTTTCCTTGGTGCGGAACGCTACCTCACCTTGATTAAACGCCTCGCCAATGGCCAGTGCGAAGTCGAGGGGGCTTAGTCCGTGGATTACAGCTTGCTCGCCGTTAGGCAACTTGATGGTGATTGTCATAGCGGAGTACCTTATTAGCTGGCGGGCGGTGTTGCCTGCCAGTGCCCCCATTATAAGGGTACGGGGGCACTGGCACAATAACTGATTTGGCACCCTTTATATTGCGGGCGCGGGTGTAACTAGCACACCCAGCACTCCACTGCAAGCTTTAAATAGTTTAAATCGGTTGTTGCCTGCCAGTGCCCCTTAGGGCATAGTGGCCCTACCAGCACAACGGCTGGCTCTAAACACCAACCAAGTAGGTCGCACCCATGAAAACTGAAAAATTTAGCGTCACAACCCCGATTTATGTGTGGGCTTGGCTCAAAGACCCTAGCTACGACGACATGGAGGGGGGCTTGTTCCACTTCGACCTTCGTGACTCCAAGGCGTACCACTGGCGCGCTGGGGCTATCTGCATCCACAAAATGGAAGTGACCATTGACGTGCCTGCCGGGATCGATCTGCTGGGTAAGGCGGTGGACACCATCCACGCCAAGATAGCTGAGGCGCAGATGGAGCACGATCGTAAGGTCCGCGAGCTAAACGAGCAGCTCAAAGGCTTGTTGCAGCTCACCCATCAGCCTGAGGATGACTGCATCCCGGGCGAAGTGCTTTAACCATTGCTAACCCGGTGGCCCCGTAGTATACTACAAGGCCACCACCAACCCACTAAAAGGTAACTTACATGTCATCCTTCACGCTAAAAGATTGGGTAGAAACTAAGGCCGAGATCTACGACCTTAAAGCTGAGTACGAAGCTCAGGTCGAACCACTTGTCATGCAGGTTGCGGCCAAGTGCAAAGAGCTCGGCATCCCGTTCCAGTTCGTAGCGGCGGTAGGGCAGTCTGGAGAGGAGTATAATCAGCGTACTGTTGGCTGTCTGGCCCCCCTGACCCGGACCTCAGCCGCTATGCTGGTGCTTCATGAGGCTGAGAAACTTGGTGGGTGCGAACTAGTCGAAAATATAGCTAACATTGACGCACACACCATGAGAAAGAATATGTTGGGGAATTTGTGAGCTGCCCTAAGTGCGCGCATTATCGGCGCAAGCTGTCGCCACACGAGGACGTAGACTTTACCGCTGATTATTTGCTGGTAGAGCCTAGGGCTTGGCTGCTGAAGCAGGTCACGTTCCGCAAGGGCAGCGCTGACCCGGTGCTGTTGGTGGCCGCTAGCGACGTATACTACGAAGCGTTTGGCGTACCGCCTGACGTTTCAAACGTGGCCAAGCTGGGGCGTACACTCAAGGCGCTTGGTTGGGAGGCCACCAAGCGCGACGGATACACCATGTACGCAATGAGTGTAGAGGAGTTTGAAGATGACCGTACCTGCTGAGGCAACCCGCGAACAAATTGAAGGGGCCGTGGCTGAGTGGCGAGCAGTCCGCGCCCAGCGCCTAGCGGTTGAAAAGGAAGCTGACGCGATTAAGCGCTGCGAAACCGACCTTAAGAACTTCATCGTACTGGCCATGCAGTCTCAGGCCTACGAGGGTATCGTTAAGGACGGACGCATGACTTACGTCCGCACCAGCCAAGTGCCAACCGCCAGCGACCGTGGGGCGTTCGAGAAATATATTCTGGACACAGGGGACTTATCCCTGCTACAGTTTAGACCAGCTGTCGGGGCTATCCGCGAGCAGATGGACAACGGGGTGGAAGTCCCCGGCATTGTAATGATGGACACCTTTGACCTCGGAGATCGAAAAGCATGACTACTGAACTACTTGATTACGAAGCTCTGCTGGCCGGCATGGCGCAGGCAGCTATTAAGACTGAGCGCCCGAGCACTAGCAGCCTGAGCTTTCGCAGCGGCATCCTTGCGCTGAACAAGACCCCCGCAGCCGGCAACAAGCTGGACTGCATCATCATTGCCAGCAATCACAGCAATAAGCTCTACAAGGGGGCGTACGACCCGGACAACATTGCTAACCCAGACTGCTACAGCTACAGCCCTGACGGCGTAGACATGGTTCCGCACCCAAGCGTTGTGAACCCAGTCCACGACAACTGCGCCACCTGCCCGGCTAATCAGTGGAAGAGCCAAGGCATGTTCGGCGGCAAGGTAGGGGCTGGCAAAGCCTGTAAGAATGGTCGTAACTTGGCGCTGATCCCTGCGGACACTGCCCCTGACTCCATTGCTGATGCTGAGGTGGCCGTGGCTAACCTGCCAGTGACCAGCGGGCAAAACTGGAGCACCTACGTCAACAAGATCGCCACCCTGTTCAACCGCCCCCCGCTGGGCATGGTAACTACGATCGGCGTTGTGCCTGACCTTAAAACTCAGTTCAAGGTGGTGTTCACTAACCACTCCACCGTCCCGGCCGCCATGCTGCGGGGGCTGCTGGATAAGGCCAAGACTGTCGGCGGGCTGCTGGAGCGTATCTACGACGCCCCAGTTGAAGCAGAGCCTGAAGCTGACAACGGCAAGAAGAAGAAGTTCTAAGGTAATGGAACTTCGCAGCTACCTTTGCGAAGTGTGCGGGCTGCGCCGCGTCAAAGGGCGCAGCCACTCTAAATGCAGCAAACTCTTGCAGGAACGTTATGATAACGCTAGACTTCGAGACGGAAGCAATTCAGGACTTCGCCCCACTACTGCCGAAGCCAGTGGGGTGCTCCCTAAAGTTTGACGACGGCCCCAGCCGATACTGGTCTTGGGGTCACCCAACTGAAAACAACTGCACTATGGAGGAATTCGGTGTTGTACTTAAAGAAATCTGGGACCAGCCCATCCTTACCCAGAACGGCTGTACCTTCGACATACCCATCGCTGAGCATTGGTTTTCCTTGCCGCGACGTGACCCGCTGCTCACCCACGACACGTTGTTCGCCTCGTATTTGCTCAACCCTCACGCACGGAGTCTCAGCCTTAAGGACTTAGCTCAAGATTGGCTTGGGATGCCACCTGACGCACAGGCGGCGCTAAATGACTGGATTATGGCCAATACTCCGTGCAGCTCCCGCAAAAAGTGCGGCGCTTACATTAGCCTAGCCCCCGGCAATTTAGCAGGGCGCTACGCGGAAGCTGACACGGACATGACTAAGGCGCTGTGGGACTACGTTAGCGCCAAAGTTCTGCCAGATATGCAGGAACCCTACGACCGCGAGCGGCGGCTGGCCCCAATCTTGGCTGATCTACAGAATCAGGGGGTGCCTGTTGATATGCCCCGGTTGGAGGCAGACACCGTTGCTGCTACGCACAGGCTGCACGAACTAGACGCTACCATCCGGACTCGGCTAAACACTCCAGACCTGTGCCTAGATAAAGATGCGGCCTTGGTCGTAGCGCTAAAGGCTCAGGGCTTCGACAACTTCCTGACCACCCCCACCGGCAAGGTGTCGGCAGCCAAGGATAGTTTGGACTCGGCACTGGCTAGTGACCCCGAGTTGCGGGGGCTGTTAAAGCAGCGTGCGACCTACGCAACACTTACCTCAACATTCATGGGGCCGTGGCTGGAAGCAGCCCGAGCCAATGGGGGGCGCATACATGCGAGTTATAATCAAGTGCGAAACCCAGATGGGTACGGGACCCGAACTGGCAGACTTTCTAGCAGCCGCCCAAACTTTCAAAACGTCCCTGGAAACCTTGGGCCTGACTACCCTCTCATGCGAAGTTATCTCCTACCAGAACATGACCACGTTTGGGTTTGTGGGGACTTTAGCAACCAAGAGCCTCGCATCACAGCCCACTTCGAAGATGGACGACTCTGTGCCGAGTACGCAACCAACCCAACACTAGATCCCTACCTGTTCGTAGCCGAGCTTTGCGGCATTACTCGCAAACAGGCCAAGGTCGTGCTACTGGGCATCATCTACGCGATGGGCCAAGCTACTATGGCCGAGGGCATGGGGGGCGGCACTACGAGCGAAGAGGCTGGGCGGCTGCGCAACATTATCCGGGCCACGCTGCCGGACGTTACGCAACTGGACAGCGACTGCAAGCGCCGGTTCAGCTTGGGCCTGCCCATCCGCACGCTAGGGGGCCGCCTGTACTACTGCGAGCCTGCCAGCAACGGGCGTCGTTGGGAGTATAAGGCGCTTAACACTCTTATTCAGGGCAGCGCCGCTGACCAAACCAAGGAGGCATTGATCTATGTACAGAGTGGACTTCGAGACGGAGAACGGATATTGGGTACGGTACATGACGAGATATCCATATCTTGTACGGCTGACCGTGTGGACGCTATACAAGCTCTGCTCCAGCGAGCAGCCAATGCGCTACCGTGCGACGTGCCGATGCTGATGGACATACACCCGGGGGCCACATGGGCAGAGGCAAAGTAAAGCGCGTCAAGTACGTCTGCGTTGGCGGCCCTTGGCCACTACTGCAAGCCCTGCTCCCGACTGAGACCATAGTGTTCTCAGTTGGCGGCTTCACTGGTAAGTACGTTATGGGTAGGTGGGAAGATGTATAACAAGGCGATAAGCTACTCAGGCCTAAGCCTGTACCGCAAGTGTCCACAGGCGTGGAAGCACGCCTACATTGACGGTAATCGCTCAGAACCCGGCGCGGCGGCCAAGCGCGGCACCCGCCTGCACCAGCAGTTGGAGGACTACTTCAACGGCAAGGCATATCCGGAAAAGAGCGCCGTGCTGGCCCCTTGGAAGACGTTCATGTACGACCTAGCCGCCAAGCGCCCAATCGCCGAGCAGAAGCTGGCCGTAGACGCTAGCTGGCAGCCGGTGGGGTTTGACGATGAGAATGCCCACGTTAGGGGTGCGGTGGACTTAACGTACAAGGACGGCCCCCTTGTCGTGCTGGACTGGAAAAGTGGGCGCATCTATCCCGAGCACAAGGGGCAGGCCGATATCTACGCCTGTATGTCTATGGACGGGGGGCCAGTATCTGTCGGTATGGTGTATCTGGACTTGCCCCTACACACCCAGATGTGGGACTATACCGCAGGCAACGTGGAAGACCTAAAGGGCGCGCTCGACCAAGAGATTGACGTGCTGCGCTTAGACGAGGAGTACATCGCTACTCCTTCCGACAACGCTTGTTACTGGTGTCCACTGTCGTGGCGCAAGGGGGGAGAATGCACTAAAGCACCGTAGACCTAACGACTGGTAGGCGATACCTACCCCGATAAGCCTTGCGGAAGACTGTATCGGAGAGCATCTACTAGCTGGGCGCTCTCCGATGCAGCAATCCGTTGCATCAGCCACCGAATTAGACACTTGGGGGCGTAGCTCTGAGAGGGGCATCGGCTTGGCCTGCTGACATGAGTCACCCGCCAAGCGCCGGAAGCGTAACCGGCACTAATCGTAGGGTATAGAGGCTAGGTTGAAATGATAAGACTTCGTGAAGCAATGACCCACGGCCGACTACAGGGTGAGGATCGGCCTATGCCGTACCGCCCATCTGTAATAGTTGACCACCAGAGGACATATGAGGACAACAACACCCTAGACAGATGCACTGGCTATCGTATGGACGTCAGGGTAGCGTTGAAGTTCTGGGCAAATCAAGCTCAATTCTCAGACGCCTACAAGAACGCCGAAAAGCAGGTGCTGCACTTCATCTATGGTGATGTAATAGTGACTATTGGTGAGGTTCACAGTATGCTGTACGCTGGTGACTTAGACGCCGCCCACAAACGACTCGCTAAGTTAGAGCAAGAACTACTGGAGCCAAGCAATGCTAGAAAAGAACATAGAGGCTGAGGTTGGTCGGCAGGTAAAAGAGTGGTCGCGCGACATCAAGCTAGAACTGCACTATCTGAAGCTTACCATCGTAGCGGGTAGGGGCTGGCCCGACCGCCTTATACTCTGCCCCAATCGTGGGGCACTGTTCATTGAGTTTAAGCGGCCCGGCGAGCAGCCCCGCAAGCTGCAACTCCACATCCACGCGATACTTCGCAAACTAGGGTTCGAGGTTCAGATTCATGACGACGTCAATATCGCAGTGGCAGCTATCAAGACCTACGTGGACGCCACGGCCAGAGCAGGTGCGGGGCATGAAGCTGATTCTGGGGGGCAGGGGGGCTAGACTGTTCCTGCATCCCGGGAAAGGCAAAACGAGTGTCGTGCTTAAGAGCTTTCAGATACTAAAGGCTAAGGGCATGGTGGACAAGCTGCTGGTGATAGCCCCTCTGCGTGTGGTCACTACAAGCTGGCCCAACCAGATAGACTACTGGGACGATTTCAAGGGCATGACCTACACGGTCATCCATGGGGATCGTAGCGCTGAGATGGCTAAGGACGTAGACGTCTACCTCATGAACTTCGAGGGGCTGCTGAGTAAGGACTGGTGTGACGGCAAGCGTATGCCCAGCCCCAAGCTCCTAAAGTGGCTAAGGGCCAACCGCTTCATGCTGGCGATCGATGAAAGCACTAAGATGAAGAATCCGGCCAGTGAGCGGTTCAAAGTCATGAAGCGCATCCTGCCCCACTTCACCTACAACACCATCATGACGGGCACCCCCAAGCCGAACAAACTGGAAGATTTGTTTGCTCAGTGCTACCTAACTGATGAGGGCGAGGATTTGGGCAGCTACATCACCCACTTCCGCCACAAGTACATGCAGCCGTCATTCAGCGGGTTTGGCTACGACGCCCAGCCGGGGGCTATGTCCCGAGTAGCTGAGGTCATAGCCCCCACCACTCTGCAACTAGAGTACGAGGAGGCGCTTCCCAGCCAGATCATCCCAATCTGGGTGCCGATGCCCCCGGAAGCTAAGGCGTTTTACGACGAGCTAAAGGCTGAGTTCTTAGCGATACTGGGCGACGCTACGGTCGTAGCCCCTACGGTCGCCGCCGTGCTGGGCAAGCTGCGACAGGTAGCACAGGGGGCGATATACAACGAAGGGGAGACACTGGAAGTTCACGGGGCCAAGCTCGACGCACTAGAAAACCTACTGGCCGAGCTGAATGGCGACCCCCTGTTCTGCCTAACGGCGTTCCGGCACGACGTTACCCGCATTAGCGCCCGGCTTGGGCAAGGCCCGCAGCCCTACATTGGCAGCGGCACCAGCGCGGCCCAAGGCGCTGCGTGGTGCGGTGCCTTTGGTGCGGGGGGTATGCCACTACTGCTAGCCCACCCGGCAAGCGCTGCGCACGGCATAGATGGCCTACAGCAGTCCTGCAATAACGTGTGCTGGTTCGGACTAACGTGGTCTTGGGAAGAGTTTTACCAAGCCAATCTGCGCGTAGTGCGAAGCGGCAACAAGGCCGATCAGGTGTTCATTTATCAGATCCTAGTTGACTGTGGGGTAGAGCGAGCTATTATGGCCTCAGTAACCGGGAAGCAACTATCAGAGGAGGAATTTTGCACCCTACTGAGGGGCAGCCTACAATAGTCTTAGACTATTAGGGGTTACTCTTTGAGTAAAACAAACAATTAGCAGTATGAACTTCAACTTGTTATAGTTTACCCACTGGCACAGCGCCAGCTCACACCACTCTAGAGGTAGCACCATGCACGACAACACTGCTGAAAACATCGAAGAAGCCGTAGAAGCTCCTACCAAGCGCGTCCGTAAGCCTAAGCTCGATGCTGAAGGTCAGCCGATCGTAAAGGCGGTTAAAGAGTCTAAGCTGTGGCCCCAGTATGCTGAAGACGGCAGCCCCCTGCTTGACGAAGCCGGCGAGCCAGTGCTCGGCACTGCCCGCATGGCCAAGCCGAAAGTAGCCAAGCTGTACCCGCAGTATGCCGAAGACGGCAGCCCCCTGCTGGATGAAGCTGGCGAGCCAGTGCTGGGCACGACCCGCATGGCCAAGCCGAAAGTGCAGCGCTTGGACGAAGACGGCAACCCGATTGCCCGTGCTCGCGTAGTGCCTTCCGACGTAGAAGCTGTGCTGGTGGTCAACGCCGCTAAGATCGCCGGCTACAAGGGTGCTCGCGCCGACAACGCCAAAATGCTCGAAGACGGCATGACGTTGGGTGCGTTCCTGGAGGCCGGTGGCGACAAGGGCTTCCTGCGCTTCTACATGCGTGACGGCGCTGTAAGCATCTAAGCTGCCCCAGCCCCACAGAAGGCCAACCTAGTGTTGGCCTTCTGACTATTCGAGGATTGAAAGATGCAGATAATCATTATTACTCGGGGCCGCGAGGGCAAGCAGCACACCCTAGCGAGCATCCCTGGATTTTTGAAGGATAGAACTTGGCTGTGCTGTCCCCCTGACGAGGAGCACCCGCATCAGTGCATGTACGAGCCGCGCCCCATGAACTACAGTGAAAAGTTCCAGTGGCTGATTGATGGGGCAGATGGTCAGCTTTCCGGCAAGGTGCTGATCATGGACGACGACCTACGCTTCTCAGCGCGGGTTGGCGACGGCCCGCTGACTAAGGCGTACTCGGGCGAGGTGTACGAGGGGCTGATGAAGCTGGAAGAGATGCTGGACACCTACCCGCTGGTCGGCTTGCACCCTCGCGCTATGGGGAACAACGCCCCGGTGGGCATTAAGGAATGTACTCGCATCAACGCTATGCAGGGGGTTAATCTAGACACTCTGCCCCGCATGAAGGTGGACTACTGGCCCATCTTAGCAGACATGGTGCTGAACCTCGCGCTGCTTACCAGCGGCATCAAGACTGCCATCTGGTGCCAGTTATTTTGGGATCAGGTAGGAACTTCTAACGCCCCCGGCGGCTGCTCACTGCACCGTACTTGGGAGCAGCAGAAGACCGCAGTGCTGGGACTCCAAGCCATGTTCCCCAAGGTGGTGGCGGTTAAGGAGAAGGTAGTTAAGGACGGCTGGTGGGGGCCAGATAAGCCCCGCTTCGATTTTGTAATTCAGTGGAGGAAGGCATATGAACTCGGTAGATAACATTATTTGTGCGATTGTACTGGTCCTTGTTGGATCTCTTGTTGGGTCTATGGGGTACGTCCTGCACAGAATGGTCCTGAAAGACGTGCAGGCATGTACCATTAAGATGCTAGCTCTAGAACGCCCAGCTGAAGAGATTAAGGAGCTGTGCAAATGAACTCGGCAATGCTTGACCTCTATATCTACTACGTCAACGAGCGCGACGCAGTACAGGCCCGGCGAGAGGCTGGGATCCCAGCCCCTTGGACTGGCGACCAAATACTCCGCAATCACCACTTCTGCCACAACCGCCGAGAGGACGATCGTGGCACCAAGGAGATCAGGGCAGAGATCCTAAAGTTTGGCGATGACGTAACTCGGCTCCCAGCGCTCTACACTATGGCCCGACTGTTCAACCATGCCCCCACCGTAGAGGACTGGCGCATCGGTGGGGTTAAGCTGGTTCGGGACATTCGTGATGGGGGTGGTAAGATCTTCAACACTGCCTACGTCGTCAGCACGGCTGGGGAGTCTATTGATAAGGTGACGTACGTCAGCAGGCTTGTTCACGCTGTGGCCAAGCTAGACGTCCCCCGCACCAGTTGCCGCGACGCCTTCGATGCTCTGCGCACGGTGCCGGGGCTGGGCAGCTTCCTAGCGGGGCAGGTAGTGGCCGACCTTAAGAACGACCGCTACCTTGTAGACGTCCCCGACTGGCACACCTTTGCCGTGATGGGGCCGGGCAGCAAGAAGGGGCTTGACT